AGTTGATCAGGCCCGCGCCTGCGGCCACGGTGAGCGTCATCCCGTCAGCCGGGGACACCTTCAAGCAATTATAGATGCGCTTAAAAATGCCATTGGACAGGATGTGCTCGAAGTAGCGGCTCATATCATCGGCATTATACAGCCGGTCGCCGCCCACACTATTGAAAAATCCACTTTCCAAAGCCATTCTTTACACCTCCACGTTTTCAAAGTTGGGGATAGCTGCATATCCCTCCGCGTCCCATACTTCCACGATGGCGGAGATTCGGACATTCTTGCGGATGCCATACTCGTTTTCGACGGTCACGACGTCGCCCAGGGTATAGTCCACATCAAGGACGAAGGTGTTCCCGGTGTCCATTTCGCCGTCGAATGCTTCGGACAGGGCATGCTCCGCGACCTTCTCCGCACCACGGGCCACAAGCTGGGCCGTGTAGTCGTCCTCGCTGATCTCGCCCTCATTGGTGGATAGGTCGCGCGCATCGACGAAGATTTCCCGCCGGGCCATGCCGGATGCGTTGCCGTAGGTGGCGTGCTTGCGGGCCTTGCCCTCGCCCTCTCCGGCCACGATGGCGACGTTTTTGTAATTCGTCGTATCCATGACATAGGAGGAGGACAGCAGGTTTTCAAACTCCGGGGAGAATATGACGGGGCTGCGGGCTTCCTGGCCCTCGCTCCTGTCCAAGCCGCGCAGCAGCTCCATGCGCAGCGCGATGCCCTCATCGGTGGCGTCGCCCACACAGCGGAAGCCCAGGCCGTAGGCCTTGCAGATTTCCTCCACCGCTTCCAGCAGGTTGGTGCCGGTGTACTGCGCGCGGGCGGTCGCGGTGGACACATCCGGCGCGTACATGGTCAGCGGAAGCGCGCGGGCAGGGTCTGCCGGGGCGATGGCATTCTCACGGATGAGACGATGCACAGCGGCGTCAACGCGCCCCGTGAGGACGGTCTGCTCCTGGACGATGCGCCTGCCGATGATGCTCTCCGCGCCGCGCCCGGATACAAGGATATAGTTTCCTTCCTCCGCGCTGGTTTTGATCTCGATATGCTCGACGATCATCGCCTCCGGCGCGTCGTCGCGGGTGATGTAGAAGTCATCCGCCAGGAGGGCCAGCATCTCCGCCGATGCAGGGAGATGCAGCTCGAAATCGCTGGGCTTTTGATAGCGCCGCGCCCAGATGGCAGACGTGGGGTTTTCGATGATTCCCACCCACACGCCCGCATGGTCGTGCACGTTAAAGTCCATCTTTACACCCCCACATATAGGTCATTGTGCCGCAGCGTGACCAGCATTGCCACAGCATCCGATTCGGCGGAATAGGCGATATAATTATCGCCGGGCTGGAGCTGGAGCCACGGACTGCCCTTTTGCTTGCGATGCAGGGCGTTCATCACTTCGCCGCTGGGCGTCGTGATGGTGAGGCGATGGCTGCCCGCCCTGGTGTCAATGGTCAGAGTATGCCCGGCCTCCAGGGTGCCCTTGACACGGAACGCCTCATTCGTGACGGCGTTGTAAATGACGGGCGCCGTCACGTTGCTGCGGGCAAAGACGGAGATCACGAAACCGGTCACCACGTCGCCGCTGTTATGCAGGATGGCATAATCCGCGCCGGACAGATCGGAGAAGGGCACGCCCGCCGCCTCGACGGAGAAGGGGAAGGAGAACATATCCGTGATGCCGGAAATGTCCTTGACGATCTCCTCCGCGCCGATGAGGTGCGGCTGCGGGCAGATGATGGAGATTTGCACGGCCTGCACCATGGAAAATTGATTCGGGTCGCAGGTCTCCACGGCGCCCTCGGTGTACACCTCGCGGCTGCCGTTTTTGTAGTGCAGCTTGACCCATTGTTTCGGCGTGAACCAGCGATACAGCCGGATGCGGTTCTCCTCCACGTTGTTGTGGATGTAAACCGTCAGGACGACGTTGCGCCTGCCCACACGTGCGGAGTTGAATTTGTCGCCGTCCACCATGCCCATGCCGGAGGTCACCACGTCCGCACCGACCGGCCCCAGGCCGGTGTATGTCACCTGGTAGGCGCTCCTATACTCGGTCAGGGTCAGCAGCTCGCCGGAGGGGTTTTCTGCCGTCAACGTAAACATTTAGACACCCCCTGCAAAGGCCAGCGCGTTGTGCGTCTGCCGGTAGATTTCACGACGGGACAGGGCGCGCGGGCTGTTGTTGGTCTGGTTGAAGATGATTGTCCTGCCGCCCACGCCGCCGGATGCGCTTGCGCCTCCACCGATGGGAGCAAAGCCGTCCGTCGCTGCATCGCGCAGGGAGCGCGTGGCGTTCTGGACGTATTTGATGCTCTTTACGATGCCGTTCGCAGCACCGCGACCGATCATCAGGCCGACCTCATCCTCTGCCCAGGTGGACGGGGAATGAATGCCAAACAGGCCCTTGATAAAGTCCATTACATTGCCGACCCAGCCGGAAATTTTGTTTTTAATCCATTGGAAGGAGCCGGAAATACCATTCCACAAGCCCTGCACGACGTTTCCGCCGATGTCGAGCATCTTGCCAGGCAGCGCCTTGATGGTGTCCCAAATTGCGCCGACAATCGACGACGCCACCCGCCCGGCGCCTGCGATACCTTCGCGCAGGCCGCCCAGCAGCGCGCCCACGATGTCCGCCATCATGGTCGGAATCTTGAAAAGCAGTTCCCCTGCCGCTTTCAGCAGTTGGCCGAACAAGTCGCCAGCGGTCGAAAGCAGTTTCGGGCCAGCCTTTGCAAGGGAGGAAACAATCGTCGAAATGATGCGCGGCATGGCCTTGGCAAGGGTTGCGATAACCTTCGGCAGGGCCTCAACGATCGCCATTAGTAGCGTGATTGCCGCCTCCAGCAGAACGTCGATATTCTCGGTGAAAAAGTTCACGATAGCCTCGATAACGTCCGGCAGCGCGTCCACCAGCGCGTCGATGATCGTCGGCAGGGCCTCAACGATCGCCATCAGCAGCGCGATTGCCGCCTCCAGCAGAACGTCGATGCTCTCCGCGAGATAGGTCGTGATAGTGTCAATGAGCTGCGGCAACGCGACCACCAGTTCCTCGACAATGATCGGAATCGCCTGCACCAGCGCCATGAGCAACGTCGTGGCAGCCTCCAGCAGCGCGGGCACATTCTCCACCAGCGCCGTGATGATCTGCGGCACGACGGCGACGATCGCCTGGACGATTTGAGGCAACGCAGCGGACAGGCTTGTCACGATCTGCGACACCATGCCCAGCATGCTATCAATCAGCAGCGGCAGCGCACCCAGCAGCGCCGTGACGATCTGCGGCACCACCTGGACAATGACGCCGATAATGGCAGGCGCCGCCTCTGTCAATTTCTGCAATGCATCGGACACCATGCTGGAGATTGCCGCACCGAAATTCGCAGCAGCGCCGTCCTCGCCATTCAGCATCGCCAGGAACGCCCCGGCCAGCGCCTCGACGGCGGGCACCGCATCGCCCAGGATAGACGCGCCCATGTTCTTGAAGGCCGTCGTGATCGGCTCCGCAATGGCTCCGATCTGCGCCATCCGGTCGTTAAGGCGGAATTGCGCCTTGTCAGCCTCTACCAGGTCGGCATTTGCCACGACATACGCATCGTGCACATCTTTCAGACCGGAATCGGCCAGCCATTGCATGACGTACTGCTGCCGCTCCGCCTCGGTTGTGCAGGCCTCCATGCCCGCGTTGAATCCTTCCAGATTCGTCCCCGTGCGTTCGATGAGCTCGGCGAACGGGCCGACGGCGGAACCGACGGCGAGCGTTTCCTGCAAGCCCTCGGCCAGGCCCTCGAATTTGAGACCGTCAAACTTGGTCGCAGCTCCCGCAAAGGCATCCGCTGCCGCTTCGAGATTTGTCGTGTCGAGCCCCGTCGCCATGAGCATGTTCAGACCTTCCATGGCGGCGTCGGTCTCGCCGGTGACAGCAGCCACGTCCGCGAGGGTCTCCTTCATCTGGGCCATGTCGTGCCCGGTGTCGGATGCGTTCTGGGCGAGCTGCGCCATTTCCCTGCGATAGTCGCGGGTAGCCTCTGCGGACGCAAGGAACGCCGTCACGACGCCTGCGACGGCAGCACCCACAGCGGCCATCGCGCCGACCACAGCGCCGCCGACCTTGCCCAGGCCTTCCATGGCGCTCCCGGCTTCCTCGGACGCCTCTGCGACGTCCTTCGTCCCCTTCTCCACTTCCTCCAGCTTGGCAGCATATTCGTCATGTGTTTTCGTCGCCTTGTTCACGGCGGCCTGCTGGTTGTTGATCTTGGTTTGAAGTTCGACGGCGGCCCGGCTGTTTTCCCCCTGCTCCTTGACGACCTCTGCATACGAGGCTTTCAGCACGTCCAGCTTGCGCTGCTCCGCTGCTTGCACGGCGGACAGTTGACGCAGCTTTGCAGACAGGCCGTCGGTGCTGCTCGACCAGTCGTCCATGCCGGATGCTGCGGCCTTGAATTCGCTATTTGCGAGTTTGATCGAGCTGTTGGCCTCCTGCATGGCAGACTTAAAGTCGGTTATGTCCGCCTGAAATTGTAACGTCGTTTTGATGTCCTCCGCCATGCCCTCACCTCCTTGGAATTAGAACCAGTTATCACCCGCCGGGCGACGGATGCGCCCCATGTCGTCCAGCTTGTGCCCGTGTTCGTCCAATTTGGGGCGCGTGTTGATGCGGCGCACCAGCGCAAACACCTCCACGGCCCGCTCCCGGCGCACCGCAAAGGGGGTCAGCGCCGGGAACGTCTTGCATAGCTGGATGTTCATTTCGAGCAGCGATTGGTGCAGCGTTATTTCGCCGCCGTCTGCCCGGCCAGGACTTTTTTTCCGCTTTCCACCAGCGCGTTGAGCTGCTCCGTGGTGAAGCCGCACAGACCAGCCACAACCGGCACCAGTTCCTTGATCTTGATGCGGCGCAGTTCGTCGTCAGTGAGGCCAGGGAAAACGTCTTTCAGCAGCGGCTTGAGCATGTCAATGCCGCCCGTCGCCATCGAATAGAATGCCTTGGCCGCTTCCACTGCGCCAGCGTTGCCGGTCAGCGCATGCAGGTCGATGATGTTCGCGAAGTCGTCCAGGGTGCCGAACAGGATGTCGTAAGTGTCGGCGGTGTAGGTCTTTTCTACCTCGTTCTGGGACTTGTAGATATTCAGCTTCAATTCCATTTTTCCAGCCTCCTTCGTTTTTGCATTTATTCCTGCATATTTTCGCCGTGACAGATCTCCATGGCGCGCGATCGCGTCCGGTGCCAGCTGCAAAAATGCAGGATGATGCTCAATTTTGCATGTTATTGAATGCGGGGGCGGATGCACCCGCCCCCGTTATGGATTAGGCTGCGGCGCCCTTAGCCTTGAGGGTGTCCGGCGTGGTGACAGCCTCGAAGAACGCATCCAGATTCGCCAGGCCCTCGCGGTCGGACACGACCAGGCCCTTGACGGACGCAGGCAGCCAGGTCTTGCCGTCCTCGTCGAGCATGCCCTTGGCAAACTTGTGCACGGTGTTGACGCCCGTATAGGTCAGCACGGTGTTGTTGGTCTCGGTGCTGGCGTCCTCGGTCTTGTGGGTCTCTTCGGGCGTGCCGAAGGTGCCCTTGTAGCGCCAGACCAGGCGATACTTGCCGTCGGTGTCCTTGGTCTTGTAGCCCAGGGCGAAGTAACGCGTCCGGGTGGGGCCCTCGATCATGGCGCCGGTGGTCGGGTCGTAAGACTTGCCGCGCAGCTTGGCCTGCTGCTCGACGGTCAGGCCCGTGCAGGTGATGGTGATGGTGTCGGGGCCCTCGCCGTGAATGACGATCATCGGATGGTTGTCGTAGTACTTCGCCTCGTTGCTCTCCTCGACGGTCTTGCCGATTTCAGCCACGGGCGCGAGTTCTTCGACGTCGCCGGTCTTGTAGCCGCCGCCCTCCAGGTTGTCGTCGCCGGTCACCTCGGCGATGACCAGGCCTTCGACGCCGCGATACTCAAAGACTTTGCTCATGGTTATACCTCCTCATTGTTGATAGGCTGCACGCACCAGGCGGTGAAGTGCCAGCCGGTGTGCGTCGGTTCATCGCTCTGCGCATCGCTGCCCACGCCAGGGACGACCCAGCCAGCCGCGCGCAGGCGCTTCATCAGCTCCAGCGGGATGCGCTCCACCTTTTCGGGGTCGCTGCTGTAAAAGCCGATTTCAAACGCCCAGACGACGGAATGCGGCTGGTTGTCGTAGTGCGCCTCGAAAGGCGCGTCGGTGGTCAGGAATGTGAAGAACGATTCCGGGTATACTTGGGACGCGGGCATGGTGTGCATCAGCCACGACGGATAGCCCATTTCGTCAAAAATAGCGATCAGGTCAGACTTTGCGCTCATACCCTCACCCCCTCGTCAATGTTTGCAGGAATGCCTCCAGGGCTTCCCGCTGAATCCTTGCGACTTCACGCTTCACAGCAGGGCCAAAGGCCCCCTTGCGCAGCTTGATGTCCGGCTTCATTTTCGGCGTGCCCCACATCAGGAAGATGGAGGGCCAGCCGCCGTCCCCCAGGTCGAAGCCGATGTTCACCTGGGCTTTGAGCGGCGTTATCCATTCTACCTTGGGAGACTGCACCAGGGAATCCTTGGTGTCGCCGGTGGCCACATGGCGCGCGATGCCGGTCGATAGCTGCGGCGTGATGTAGTCGTGGGTATCCCGCAGGGCCTTGTCGGCTGCCTGCTGGAGGTTGCCGCCCGCCTTTTCGATGCGGTCGGCCAGGTCGAGCATCTCATCGAAGCGGAACGCGAATTTCGACTTTTTAGCCACCGCCGCGCACCCGCCTCGCCTTGAAAACTGCGTCCTGGTTGCGCATCTCCCAGTTTTCGGGGGCGTTGATGATCTCATACAGCGCGCCGCCGGGCAGGACTCGGATGCGGCAGTCCGCCGTGATGTCCGGGCGATACCAGGTTGTCACGACGATGGTATCCTCGATCACGAGCAGGTCATTCTGCACGCGTTCGGTGCCGCCGTAGCTCTTGACATTGGCGAAGATGATCGGCAGCGCCGTCTCCTCCGCCTCGGTGGGCCACAGCTTGACGTCCACACCGCCCACCTTCTTCGTGCCCGTGGGAGCGATCAGGCGGCAGGGCGTGCACTTGTAGGCCGCTGCGTTAGGTCTGCTCATCGGTCATCACTCCCCATTTGAGTGCGAGCTGCGCAGCGCGTTCGTGGAAGTAGGGCGAAAGAGCTGCATTGCCTGCACCAAAGTTCCACAGATCAGCCACGCCCCGCGCCACGATGCCGCCGAATGGCCGCGTATTGGTCACGGATTCGGGGATGCCCGCGTCCTGGAGATACTCCCGCACCTCGTCGATGTAGGGCTGCAAAACGGGATTAATGTAATCATTTCCGGCCTGCCCCAGGCTTGCTTTTACATGCTCCAGCATGTCGAAAGGCATTTCGGACACGCCCTCACCTCCTCATGGATAGCGGGGCGGCGGTTACACCGCCCCGCGTTGGTTATCAGGCAGCCGTGCCGATGGTGGCCAGGATGAGGCCATCCTTCACGACGACGCCACCGCCCAGGGAGACGTCGCCGACGATGGTCAGCATCAGCTTGGTGATGGCAGCATCATCGGAGACGGCGATTTCATAGTCGCCGAACAGGCCCAGCTCGAAGCAATGCAGGTTGCCGTACAGCAGCTCGGTGTCGGCCAGGTTGTTGTCCAGGACGTACTTCACGGACAGGCCGCCGTCCTTGATCATGCCGGTGTTGGGGTTGCCAGCATCGGGAACGATCTCAAAGACAGGCTTCTTCTCCTGGGTGCCGCGAATGTCGCCAAACTTGATGAGGTTGGCCTTGTTCAGCACCAGGGCCGCGCTGCCCTCGACGCCCAGCTCGCCGCCATAGTTGAGGGCCAGCTTGCGGAGGGTATCCGCAGCGATGGCGGTTACGGTCATCTTCTGGGTCAGGGCGGAC